GAGGTGTATTACAAACAGTAGGAACATATAGCGACATTAGATCTCCTATTTTTTATGACTCCAATAATACCGCATTTTATATGGATCCTGATTCATCAAGTTCAGCCGCCGTTCATATTAATGGAGGTTATTCACTTGAAGGCGGTGACGGTAAAGGTTATAGATTCTGGAGTAATGATGCATACAAAATTTATATGTCTGCAACAAGCAATAATACATGGGGCGGAAGAGTAGCAGGTGAAACTACATCTGACTATAATATGTACTTCAGAATGGCGGGAGGAACAAATAGAGGATTTGTTTTCCGTAATAATACAACTAATGTTGCCGGTATTGACGCAGGCGGTAATGCTAGATTTATTGGAGATGTAGTTGCATATTCATCTTCTGATAAAAGATTAAAGGAAAATCTTGTCCGTATTGAAAATGCAGTTGAGAAAGTTATGCGGTTGACTGGTTATCATTTCACATGGAATGATAAACAAACAGCTTACCCAGTTGGTATGAAAGATGTAGGGGTTCTTGCCCAAGATGTTGAAGAAATATTGCCTGAAATTGTTACGGAACGAGAATTAACTGGTTATAAAGCAATCAAATATGAAAAGATTACCCCGTTATTAATTGAAGCAATTAAGGAGCAACAAGACCGTATAAATAGATTAGAAGCAATAATAGATAAATATTTAAAGGAGTAATTTAAAATGAATTTAACATACACGTGGGAAATTACAGGGTTAAAAAAGACTACCCATCCTTCCCTGCAACTTGATAATATTATAATACAAACATATTGGACTGTTACTGGAGAAAATGAACAAGGATTAAAGGGTGTTTTTAACGGAGCAACACCATTTGATCTTAATCAAGTTGACCCTAATAATTTTATTCCTTATGAAAATCTTACTGAAAGTCAGGTAATACAGTGGATTCAGAATGAAATAAATAGACACGGTAATTCTTATTGGGAACATATTAATTCAAGAATCATTGATCAAATTAATACTCAAATTGAAACAGTAGTAAATATTCCACGGGAACAATTACCATGGAAAGAGAATGAAACAAATGAATGAACAACTTGACCCAAAAGTAATTAATGAAATGCCAAAAATTTATAAAATTGAATTAAATGTAAATGATTTGAATATTGTTTTATCCGGGTTGCAGGAACTTCCCTTTAAGATTAGTAATCAGACAATTAACAATATTGTTGAACAGATAAATAAGCAAACACAATCTAAATAAAGGAGATATTAAATGAAAAAGATTGCATTTATTATAGGCATTGCAGCACTTGTTGCAGCTTGCGAAAACAGTCAGCCAGCCCAACCAAACCCCAATCCCCCAACACCGCCAGCGGAAAGTCAAGATTCTGATAGTGGCGGGCCCTGTGGTGATGGCCGTGTTCTTCGTGAAAATGAAGTATGTCCATAAGGTGAAAAGATATGGTTTTACCTAGTTCCGGACAGTTATCGATGTCTCAGATTAGGGATGAGTTTGGAGGCAGCAACCCTGTCTCCCTCAGCCAATATTATCGTGGGGGGTCTCGGGTAAGAAATTTTGGATCTGGATCTGGGTTCATAAACGGTAATATACCGACAAGTGGTGCTATTAAAATAAGTGATTTTTATAATGCTGTTAATTTGAGAGGATTAAATGATCCGCCTGGCCAAGTGTCATCATTTACATCCACTCCACTAAGTGCGTTTGTTGAACTTAGTATTTATTCTAATGGAAATGCATATATAATATATCATGACCTTTTTGATCCTGCTGTAACTATAAATTTAAGCCCTTGGTATGGGGGACCTAATAGCGGGAGTGATTTTGAAGTAAGAGTTTCGCCTACATTAGGATCGTTTAATTCTGGTAATTCAGTAAATACCTGGCTTTCAATGTCAACTAATCGATTTTGGGGAATACAAACTTCAGGACAACAATTTGAAAACAGAACTGTTACTTTTAATGTTCAATTTAGATTAGCAAGTAATACATCTCTTGTAACAAATAGCGTCCAACTTAGGTTTGATGCAACTACTGAGTCATCATCCACATAATTTGTATCCTTTATTTTCCTGTTAATTTAGATGCATTATAATTGGTATTTTTTTTCTTCCAACAGGTAGCAAATGACGGCGATTATCAATTTTTCAAATGGTGAGATGTCCTTCAGCCATTCTAGCGAAATAATACACAGAGTTGCGTGCCAAGAAACTTTTAAAATTGCTTCACTAAAACCAATACAAACGACTATTGTTTTTTATACTTTATGATAAATATGTTATATGCTCTCACAAAGAGAGTTTATGCAGCACCCAACTGCGTAGTGGCTAGAACCCACATTTATAAGGAGAAAACAAATGGGAAGACCTATCAAAACTGCAAAAGCACATGCAGTTATTACTATTACAAATACAACCGCTACAACTAATGTTGTTACCACTACTGCAAATCTTAACAATTTAGGTATCATTGCAGGCATGCCAATAATTTTAAGTAATTCAATTGGCGGACTGACAGCCAACACAATATATTGGGTTCTTGAAGTTCTGACCAATAATACATTTACAGTGTCTTCAACTGTATTAAATGCAAATGTAAATCGAACTCCAGTAACACTTACAACCAATTCAGGAACTGTTGCAGCTACTGTAGCTCCAGTTAGTGCCTATTTCGGCAACCCGGCCGGCGCACAGTGGCCTAATACTAATACTAATACTTACGGCGTAGTGGGCGGTGACAGTGCAATTATTGGAAATCAAATTGTAGGAAACGCACATTTAGTAAGAAAGGGGCCCGGGACTATTCAAGCTGTAACAACAAGTACAACTGTAGAGGGCAATGGAACAAATTTCACATCTAGCGACGTAGGAAGCATTCTCTATACTATTGATGATGTAGTTATCGGAACTATTAGCTCTGTTACTGATGCTGACACTGTTGTTTTGTCTGCTCCTGCATCGGTTAATTATACAGGTGAATATAAAATCAGCGGTATAGAACAAAGCTTTATTATTCGTCAAAAAGGAAAGCAAAAGTATTTGGTGAAGGGAACAGTTACTGGAACAGTTTCTTCAGTTTATACTGTTAACTCTACAGTCTCCCCGCAACCAATTAATACTATTGTTCTTAATAGTTCCTCAGGTGCAATACAGTCAGTAAGTAATAAGAGCGTTGAATTGTTTACCGCAGATTCAGGGACTACTGCAACATTAGTGTCTGATTTGAGCAAAGCAACCCCGGCATTAGCATCATTTAATGGTGCAATATCGGCTGACCCTTCGGTCGGTATTCCATATAATATTGTTGATGTTGATAGTTTATAAGGGGGGTTAAATGGCTGCTAGACATCCTGGTGATACTAATACTATGCATAAAGTCCATACTGATGTAGCTGTTTTGCAAACACAAATGATACACATTGACGAAAAAGTTCAGAGAATACAAGATGATGTTAAAAATCTTGAAACAAAGATTGAAAATAATTATTCCGCTACCACCAAGCTTATTGAAAAATTAAGAGAAGAAAGTAAATCCGCGCATGAAGAAATAAACAGCAAAATTTCTACTTTAGAAAAGTGGAGATGGATGATTATGGGCGCCGGCGCAGCAGTGGGTGCTTTAGGAGTCGAAGTTGTTTCTAAATTCTTTCAATAAGAGAATCTTTTCTTTAACAATGTCTATATTGATAGTTGAAAATAAACCAAAGTGAAGCGGCTTAGGGTATAAGCCGCTTCCCACCCATGCATAACCAGTATGTTCGTGATTAAGTCGCGGTATAAATTCTCTGTCAACACCGCAAAAAAAAGTATGGTAAATAAAGTTATTATTTACAAATTTCTGTATGGGAATAACTTTATATTTAGGATCAAAAAACCCTATTTCTTCAGTGCATTCCCTTTTAATAGTGTCAAATAGAGTTTCTTGTTTTTTAACTTTTCCGCCTGGTATACTCCAACTTGGATTTTTGGTATCAGTTCTTAAAAGATAAAGAAATCTATCAGTATCTTTACTATAAAAAAATATCCCAACAGCTTGTGTCATAATGATATTTAGTTAAGTAAAAATAATATATAATTAAATTACAATACTCCAGTCGCCTTGGTCAATAAATCCTTCATATGATTTTATCCATATTTTTTCTTTAGAAACATATCTAAATTGAATATTAGAATAATTGTTGGTTACTAATTCATCCTGTGCTGCTTCTTCACTGTCAAATGCAACATTCCAATTAGTTCCGTCATATTCTATAATATCATTAGCATTTGCTATAAGGTTTCCCCAAGCAACAGTGGGTGCACCAGGATAACCGATATTGGAAATAATTAAATATCTAGTTCCTGCGGTTGCAGAGGGCAATCCTACACCCGGTCCTACTTTTGCGGGGTCTATAATACCGTTTATCGGCGGCAAAGTATCCGGGGGCAATGTATCTATATCTATGTTGAAAATCAAAAATCTGTCATCTAATGGGTTTAAAGCTATTGTGCCTACAATTTCATTTTCTAGATACTCATTTTGTATCCAAATTTGACTTATTCCGGGTCTAATATTTCCATATACATTTAATAATGATGACCAATATATATTGGTATCAGGGGGAATAGGAATATTGGGGTCTGAATTGCTTGGATTAAAAACACTATTATGGGGTAAAATTTGTAATTGATTTCCGCTTAGTAGTAGCTTATATCCCCATGGGGTTATTTTTTGTCTAGTTCCCAATATCAGGTCATCATCTTTAATATCATATAAAGAACTACCTTCAAAGATATTGGCTATCACTTTATGTATTACTCCCATCTTTTTCAACTTAGCGGGAGCAGTAATCCAAATTGGCATATAAAATTTCCAAGTGAGAATATCAATAGAATTAGTAGTTCCCTGTGGAATAGTTCTTGAACTGTAGTTTATGCCGTCTTGAAAAACCGCAGTTAATGAGGTCCAGTCGATATAGTTGTCCGTGCTTTGCAATTCAAGTGCTGGGTTAAAAATTGCACCAATTTGCTCTATAATTTCAAGTTTTTGTTGTTCATTAGTAGACCAAAAATCAACGGTCACTCGCAAAATATATGGCACCGGCATCAATCTTTCTATAGTAAAAGCTTGACCTTGAGTGGTATTAAATTGGCCAGTTTGGGTGTTTAGTTCTCTTTGTCTAACATGCATCTTGTCGACAAAGTATGGTTCTGTAGTCCAACGCTGGTTGTATTCTAGCCCAGATACATAATATGAAAACAAAGGAGCACATGGCAAATTGTTGGCACTATTATTAGCAATAATAGTAGCTGCTTGACGAGAGCTATTTCCATAAATTATAGGAACTCTAACTAATATAGGATTTCCGTTTGGGTCTAATCCTTTAGTACAATACCAGTTACTAAAAATTTTTGCAAATTGAATTAAATACCTTCGTATTTGATTGTCATGGTAAAACTCTGCCACTTTAAACTACCTCTATTATATTTATTCGTCTGTTTTTGGACGTAATATCTGGGAGAGCATTTGTTTTTCAGGGATGAGTTTTCCTTCGTTATTGGAATAAATTTGGTTATTATTATTAATAAATGTTGAACGTAAAGATTTATCATCACTTGTAAGTCCGGTACCGGTTCTAACATTTTCGCTAATTCTTACCCACAATTTTCCATCCCAACGGTATAATATTTGTGGCGCATAATCAATGCGAAGGAAATAGTCTCCTATTTTGGGATTTTGCGGAAAACTTATACCGGCTTGAATAGGAAGTCCATTTGGTGCAGTGCCATCACCAGTTAGATAACCTGCTGCATACCCAAAACTTCTGGGAGTGGAACGAGAAATAAATTGAAATCTAGGATCAATATCGGCTGTGATGTTAGTGTTATCTCCCATAATATAGGTGTTGTCGGCTGTTCCATATGGGCCGGTGATGTCTCCCAGCATTTTTATTGTAAGAATTTTAGTAGGTTCTACTAATCCTGAACCAGTGTCAGTTAATTCTATTTCTTCATCTATACTACTTAAAGATGCTCTTATAAATGCTTCTATTTTAGTTTTCAATTCATTTTCAGTATAGTTATTTAAGCTATCTACTACATCTTTGTTAATTCTAATACCAGCACTTGCGGTAGTATATTTGTTATTTCTATAAAAAATAACTGCGCCTGTCAAAGGGACCTCTACTCCTAAATTATTTGAAGTTATAATATTTACCGGCGGCGCTGGTTGTGCCCTTCTTCCAAAAAAGGCATCATTACGTATAAATTCTCCGTAAGTAGGCACAATATATAATTTACTGGTGTCATAACCGGCTTTGGGGACAAGTCTTTCTGCCTCTCTTAGTTGTGCATCATTAATTTCAATGTTTTTCTTACAGGTAGAAAAAATACTAGCTAAACTTTTTTCCTCTGACACTTTCCAATAATCTTCATTAGTGGGCAATGTTCCGGCAGGAACTTCTACAATAGATTCGTAAATTTTTCCCCCAAAATTTATTGTATAGCCCGGGGGATAGATAGTTGAACTATTCCATTCTCCTAAGAAATTATCTTCATTTCCAGGTCTATTAAGAATGTCACTAAATTCTTGACTGTTAATTAGCGGTTCACATTTAATTCTCCACAAATGTGGATACCAAGTTTGACTAAATCCTTCACTTGCATAGTTAGCATCGGTAATTTGATAATATCTTCTAAGAGCATATGGAATAGATTCATCTAATGGATAATAATCTAATAAATGAGGCAATTCCAGAACATCACCTACCATTAATTTTCTTCCAATTATATCAATCATATTTTGAAAATGAACGGTGATGAAAATGATGTCGTTATTTAAAAATAAACCAAATTGACTTAAATCAAAATCTAAATTTTGAACCGAATAATGACCTCTTAATCTATATACATTGGTATCGTATTTTCTATCTCTATTTTCTAAAAATAACAAGTCTTGTATATTTGTAATTTTAATATCATTATATACTGGTCTTGTCTCATCTTCTGAATTTGCTTGTGATTTTGGACCTAAATATTTATGTATGTATAAATCTGTTCCACCAACTACGTATTGCTCATATGCAATTTTGTCTATATACTTATAGTCGTTAGATTTATTTTCTCTATATAAAGATAGTCTAGGCATATTGTATTTATGATATTCCAAGAAAATCTATCCGCCGGTAGATTTGGAGCTCCCTTACTTCAATTTTTATGTTTACACGTGTGGGGGGACATGCGGCGACATTGTGGAAATAAGTTGAAAAATACTTGAGGGTGCGTCGTAAGTTAAAAGTAGCATTAGTGATTTGACAATACTTGTTTATTATGATATGATTAATATATGGAACAGATAATTACCTACCTAAATGGCACCAAAGTTTGGCATCTGGGCAATAAACCTCACCGAGAAGACGGTCCCGTTTATATAGGAGCAGATGGCACCAATTATTAGTATCTGAACGGAAAACGTCAACGAGAAGACGATCCTACCGTTGAATATGCTGATGGTGACAGAGAATGGCGGTTGAACGGCAAAAAGCTCACCGAATCAGAAATCACTGAACTCCAATTCAGAATTCTGTTTGAAAAGAAAATTAATATTTTCGGTTGACAGACCGTATATAATTCACTATAAACGCGACGAAAGGAACATACGGGCTAAAAATGATACTCCCCAATATCAAGAAAAAGAAATCTGGGATAAGTAATATGCTGAAAAATTCAGGCTACTTTGGTGAAACAACATTCAACCGCACTTAAAGGATACTGATAATGACTTTTGAAGAATGGTTTCGGGAAGAGTTCGTCCCATCTTTTGCATATAGCAACGATGACCCCTACCAATATGAGAGCGTTGCACGCCGGGCATGGGAAGCAAGCCGGGAAATGTTTGCCAAACAACACGGAATTGAGCAGAATAATGACTAAAAATGCATATCTCTTTATGTGGGATCAATATGGAATTGAGGCTATTGTGCCTATCTCTCAATATGAAGACCAGCAGAAGCTTGACTTAATAGCTGTACTATGCGGTAAGCCGGTAGGCCATAATCCGCTTTTTCATATTATCAATCACATGATTCTTCGTGCAAGATACAATCCTGAGCGCCGTTATGAAATCTACGCCATCGACTGTGATGAAAATATCACACTAGATGCGTTAGAAGAATCTTGGAAAGATAATCCTCAAGCAATGGCAAATCTTATTCGTGAGAAGGGCGTATCTCTGTTTAGCGAAACACACCGAGATATCTCACGGCCGATTGTTATTAAGTAAAAGGATGCGAATAACTTTCAATGTTATAGTTGACAAGAATTTCAACGTACGCTATATAGTTTTCATAGGAGATAATTAATGACAAAAAGACCGGCAATGGTTAGAACTCGCAAGGTCAAAAAAACTGCCCGTGCAGGTAAGGGCATCAAGCTAGCTTCTACCGGTAATCCGCTAGTCAAGGACTTTAATCCTAAGGATGTTGATGTTCTTAGGTACGGTCCTGAACCCAGTTTTTATGATAAGCAGCCTACTGATGAAAATCGTCTTTCAGAATTGACTGCCGCATATAATTGGTATTCTCGTTTTTGCACCCATAAGGATGCCAAGCAGTTTCTTATCAATTACCTAGAAGAAAATAAGGTCGACAAGAGTATTATTCGCCTTGTTCGCAAGGCTCCTGATAATCGTATGGTTACCACGGCAGGTTGGGCTGCGCGTTGCGCTGTTCGAGGTCTTATTCTTACTGACAAGCAAAAGACATTTATTCAAAATTGCGTTGATACCATGGTTTCTCTAGCCAAGGCCGGCGTCAAGGATGACAATGCTGTTGAAGAAACAGAACCACTAAAGCGTAAGGTTAATATTCAGGAAGTCATGCGTGAACGAGCAGATGAAGCTCTCAGCGAGATTGAGGCTTTGTTTGACGAATTTATTGACCGAGGTTGCCCCAAGAATTTTGACTTGAACAAGAAAGTTATTGGAGCTCTTACTGAGCGCAATGTCCTTCCTCAACATATTGCTCCCGCCATTAAGAGGTGGGAAGCTCTCCTTGCAGAGTATAGAGAAGCAGCGCTTGGCAAGTGTCCGCAGCTTAATGAATCTTACCAAAATTATGGTAAGATGCAGATGCGCTATACTATTCAATTTATCGAATCCATCATCGCTGAATTGAATGGTTATTGCAATCTTAAGCAAGCAACCAAAAAGGTTCGTGCCAAGAAGCCTGTTCCGGTAGAGAAGGTTGTATCTAAGCTTAAGTATAAGAAGAAGGATGAAGCACTTGGGTTGACTAGTCTTCCCCCTACTAAAGTACATCAGGCTACCGAAGTGTTTCTATATGACACCAAGAAGCGCAAGATTATCTGGCTAGTTGCGGACGAATATTCCAAGTGTCTGACTGTAAAGGGCAATAAAGTGCTTGGATTTGATCAAAAGAAGAGCATGACCAAAACAGTCAGGAAGCCTGAAGAGTTTGTAAAGGCGTTTATGGTAGCCAGTCGCCCAAACACTCGTAAGATGGTAACAGATATTAAGGCAGTAACCGCTGTTCCGAACGGGCGTTTTAATGAGAATATCATAATCCTGAAGGCATGGTAAAAGATGCTAAATGAAAATTGGACTTGATTATTTTAACAAAAGATTTACAGGAGTATAATAATGAGTGAGATTGTTTATCAGGAAGGATATGAAGAGGGGCTACGTGAAGGGCAACAAAAAATCTCTCAGCTGACCCAAGAGTTACTTGATGTTAGGCAAGAATTGAATAACAAAGATATTCTTATTAAAAGTTTGGAAATGCACTTATCAAGTGTGCTTGAGATTGTGGATGAATTACAACGAAACTATTCGGGAAAACATTTTAATGGTTTCAGCAAAAAAGACATGTCAATTATTCAATCAGCCATGTTGTTTTGGTTAGAAAATTTTGCGCCGTAGAAGTCGAGTGAAAAGGTTGATAAAAATGAAAACTAAAGTTACTCTTGAAGTTGAAGTAGACTTTCCAGAACATATTACCTAAAACCATTTTATAGATTCTATGATTATGACAGAAGCTTTGTTTTTGTCGTTAATTGAAGAAACTGTTCCTGCCAAAGTCACTTAGGTGATGTTTGATGACGAAACAGTAGAATGACCTTTTAACTAAGACCAAAGATATGAACTGGGCAAATTATTAATAAATTTTGTTGTCTTTTAATCTTTTTTAAGTATAATATTGCAAAAAATAAGAAGGATTATTAATGAATAAGATAGATTTAAATAAGTATGCAAAGTTTGTTTTAGAGGTTTGCAGTGACGATAGCAAAGATTATGATGCATTTCTAGACAGGCTAGATTTACTTAAAGACAACTATGATTTAAATATAATGAGTTATGGACCACAGGTAAATCTTCCTTTGTTGCTAACTTCAGGCATTGGTTTAGCAAGCGAGGGGGGAGAGTTTAATGAAATTGTCAAAAAAATTTTCTTTCACGGAAAATCTCTCTCTGAAGAAAATATTTATCACATGAAGCGTGAGCTAGGTGATATTATTTGGTATTGGATGAATGCATGTAATGCTTTGGGGCTTGACCCAGAAGATGTAATTGCTGAGAATGTAAAAAAGCTTGAAGCTAGATACCCCGGTGGCAAATTTTCGGTATATCATTCTGAAAACCGAAAAGAGGGAGATATATAATGAAGGACGGTTCGTGGTTTATCGGAGTTATTTTTGGAATAGCAATAGCCACGGTTTTCTTTCATTATATAATAGGTGAGATAGAACAAAAGAATCAAACACAATTAGTTCAGCTTGGTGTAGGTTTTTACGATTTTAATACTGGCGCCTTCAAAACTAAAAAGTGTGAAAAACAATAAATGATAGAGCCTATCATTTTATATATAAAATTTGTCTCCCAATAATAATATAGCTATCATAATAATTTTCTTTATCCTGATAAATATTGATATTATCAGGATATTTTTTATGGACAACACCAATCCTATTCCTATTAATCAAGACCTTGAACAAGCTAAGAAAAATATGTTTGATAATATCCTATATCGTTTAGGTCAGGATATTGTTGATTTGGAAGTTGACCCGACTCATTTGAATGCAGCATATGATTATACGATTAAAACATATCGTCAACGCGCGCAAAACTCTACTATTGAGTGTTACACTTTAATGACGACCCAAAAAAATGTATTTGAGTATACATTACCGCCGGAATTTATTAATGTAAGGGCATTGTTTAGAAGAACAATAGGTATGGAAACAGGAGGAACTTCAACTGCATTTGATCCTTTTAGTAGTGCTATTTTAAATACATATCTATTGAACTATAACGCTGCTGGGGGTTTGGCAACCTATCATTTTTATTCAAGCTATGTAGAATTGGCTGCTAGAATGTTTGGTGGGTATTTGACATATAAATTTAATCCGGTTACTAAAAGGCTTACGATTACTAGAAACTTTAAGGGTTCAGGAGAACGTATATTGATTTGGGGAGATATTTTACGTCCAGAACTTGAATTGCTGTTAGATCCGTACATTGGGGTATGGATAACAGACTTTATGCTAGCAGAATTAAAAGAAATCATTGGTCAAGCTAGAGAAAAATTTGGTACTATTGCAGGTCCTAATGGAGGGACTTCATTAAATGGATCAGCTATGAAAGCAGAAGCTAAAGCCGAGAAAGAACGACTACTTACTGAATTAAAAAATTATGTAGACGGTTCAATGCCTCTGACATGGGTGCAAGGATAATAAATTTGGCTAAAGTATTATCCAGGTGCAATTGAGGTTTAAATGAGAGCAACGGATTTTATAATAACAAAAGATAGGATAACTTCAGATAGAATTATATCAATTCTTAATGAAGAAATTATACAAGAAAATGCGCCAAGAACATTGTATCATGGAACACTTAAAACTTATCTTCCTGGCATAAAAAAATATGGATTGTTACCCAAATTAGGCGATTTTACTAGACATTTTTATGATGATGATCCTGATCTAGAAGAGCTAGTGTTTGCAGCTTCCAGGAAAGATGTTAGAAAAGCTTTAAATTCTATTATTTTTAATTTAAAGAAGAATAATATAGATCCTTCACCTGAAAATATTATAAAATATGGTGCAATAGTAGTAATTAAAGACGTGTTTGATAATTTTGAACATAGACCATACGATTATTATAATGATTGGAATGAATATCCAAGACATGTGGAACCTGGTGATTTCTATTCAAGAGAGCCAGTAGAAATTACATATATTTTACAAAATAAAAAACTCAAAGACTTTTTACGTAGACAAGGATTTGATGATTGGTTGGGAACAAAGCACCCTAAACTAGTGAAGAAAAATGAAATAGCCGAAGCAAAAAACGATTATCCTTTACGAGACCGAACAAATCCTTGATGCTAAAATTGGTAGTCTTCTTGAAATCCCTAAAGAGTCAATTAGATATTTCATCAATAACTAGAATGAAATAACTTCGCCAACCAAGCTATCAAATAGTTGGGTCATTAGTGTATTGATAGAATCTTGATGTTTTAGAATTTCAGGATTGTCCGAACCTAATTTTACTTTTCCGGTAACTAAATATTGAGCTACTAATTCACAGAATAGCTCAAATTCAAGATTGTTTAATAAATTCATTCTTCCAGATCTGGAGGTTAACAAAGAAGTAGCCGCTTTTTTAAACTTTTCTGGATAGACTCCGACGGCCTTGGAAGGTTCGAAGTTAATATTTACTCCAAGTCCGGCAGCAGTTGCCTTAGGAATATACTCATAATCGAGGTTTAGTAATACACCGGTTGCATCAAAGAATTGTTGTACAATATTTTCCTCATATCGTCTCACATCCTTTCTTTTAAATATTTGTATCGCATGGCCCACTCGGTGTGCCAATGCCCAACCCGTAAGTGGTGTTCCGTTATGCCCCTGCATATTATTACTATAGATCACTGTAATAGTATCTTCGGTATTAATTTTTTAAATTTTTTTCAAACTCATCTTTGGTTATTCGGCCTGATACTCCAGCTGGGACAATATATAAATTAAAGTTATATGGAGTTTTAGAAAAGACATTATGTATTTTTTTAATAGCTTTTTCGCTTTTGTATAATTTTGCATCACTTGGGTGCCAAAAACCCCGGTCGAGGCCAAACTTCATGTCTTCGGGACTGGCAAAGACTTCAAAATCAGCAATAGGTGCTTCTGATATGAATTGATATGCCCTCATAATGTTATTTAGCACAACGAATGCATATCTATATTTTGGGTAAACTTTGATAAATAAAGACTGACAGCTAAACTTAGAGGGTAAACAAAATGTTGAAAGAAAAAATTACTTCAGCCTGGCAAAAAACTAAAGTGTGGATTAACAAACATTTAGTTAAAGAAGCCCATGAATGGTGGATGTTATGGTCAATCAGGTTAAATGCTTTGGGGATAGCAATTTTAGCCTGGGTACAATTTGATCCGGTAAGTGTGTTAGCAGTATGGAACATGATGCCAGCTCCTATGAGGCAAGCTCTTCCGCCAAATATATTCTATATAGTAGCAATCATTTTGTTTATATTGGGTATGATAGCAAGATTAGTAAGACAACCTAAGGTAGAACAAAGGCACAAAAATGACTAAAAATAATAACAACAATAATAATATTAATACTGTTTATCCTGCTTCTAATAACAATACAAAAAAGATAGGAATAATCGGTGCAGTTGCTGCTATATTAGCAGCTGTATTTGCTCTTGAAGGAGGATATGTAAATCATCCGAATGATCCGGGAGGAGAAACCAATCATGGTGTAACAGTAGCAGTAGCAAGACAAGCTGGTTATACGGGAAGAATGATTGAACTTAAAAGAAATTGTGATTATCCCATTGTTTTGCCTGAAGATATGAAACATTTGGTGTCAGAGCTTGAACGCCGCGAAGCTGCTATAGATAGAGATGGAAATGAAAAATGTGCGGCGCAAATTTTATTTGAAGGTTATATTGAAAAACCCGGGTATATGCCGTTAATTATAATTGATTATCCGGTAGCTAAAGAAGTTATAGATACAGCAGTAAATATGGGGCCAGCTCGTTCTAGTAGATTTTTCAAAAGAGCGGTTAATGAAGTTTGTAATACTAATTTACCGATAAACAGTAACATTGATAATGTTACGGTAAAAGCTTGGAAAGATTGTAGAGTTATTCTAGGTTCAAGGGCGTGTGTTTCCATGCTTAATAGCCTCGATCGGCAGCAAAAGGCAGAATATGACAGATTGATAACAGTTAATCCTAGACTCAGAGTATTTTATCGTGGCTGGATAAATCATAGAATCGGAAACGTAAACCGCAATCTTTGCGGTAAAATTAGTGTATAAAATATTTGATTTTTTCTTCTCTTATTAGTATAATTTTATCAAATAGGAGAAAAAAAATTTCATGATAGTGGGAATAACTGGACTTATAGGTTCAGGAAAATCAACAGTAGCAGATATTTTGGTTAATGAGTTTGGCTTCAAGAAAGTATCTTTTGCGGATACACTAAAAGATGTAATATCTATAATATTTTCTTGGGATAGAAAATTATTAGAAGGTGATACTAAAGAAAGCAGAGAATGGAGAGAAACAGTGGATGAGTGGTGGGCCACCCATCTTGATATGCCAGGTCTCACGCCTAGAAAAGTCCTTCAAATGTGGGGCACTGAAGTAGCCAGAAAGTCATTTCATGATGATATCTGGATATTGGCTTTGATGAACAAATTAAAAAATGAAACGAAAAATATAGTAATCACAGATTGTAGATTTAGAAATGAAATTGAAACCATTAAAAAAATGAATGGTAAAATTATTAGAGTCGTTAGAGGTCCTGAACCGATTTGGTATGAAATAGCAGTTTCAGCTAATGATCCTTTAAATTCAAATCGTGATTATCAAATTTCATTATTAGAAAATGAATTCAAAGTTCATGCCAGTGAATATAGTTCTGTAGGGTTTGATTATGACTATGTAATAAAAAATGAGGGGTCATTAGAAGATTTAAGAAAAAATATTCTCCAAATGTTTTAATATTACTGCCATATTTAATATATTTTTTAGGTGTTTATGCTAAATAGAATGTGATATAGAACTATCGTTCTATTAACAGGTGGTAAACCTCAAAATCATACAAAAGGAAAAAATATGGCAAGTTTAATATCTCCCGGTGTAGACGTACAGATCATTGATGAATCACAGTATCTTTCCGCACCAACAAATTCAGTCCCGTTTATTCTTTTAGCAACTGCGGAGAATAAAGCTAATCCTTCACGAACTGGCATTGCTCCAGGCACTACTTCTGCTAATGCAGGTAAATTATTTCAAATAACTAGCCAGCGTGATTTGGTTAACTTGTTTGGTAACCCCTTCTTTTATACAAATGCAGGCGGTTCTACTATTCAAGGTTTTGAATTAAATGAATATGGATTGTTAGCAGCATATTCAGCTTTGGGTGTTTCTAACCGAGTATTCTGCTTAAGAGCAGATATAGATTTGGCTAGTTTAGTGGGTCAAGTTTCCAGGCCCGTAGGTGATCCTGAACCAGGAAGTTTCTGGTTAGACACAACCACTTCAACTTGGGGAATAAATGTGTTCAATGCAGTAACAGGACAATTTACTCCTGTTGACCCAATTATCATTGAAGACTCTGCACTTTTAGATAATGGATTTCCTTTACAATCAATAGGTATTCCGGGTAATTATGCAGTTAATGCAATTCCTGATTATGATTTCCCTAGTGCTACTAATTCTCCTCAATTTTTCTATAAGAATGAAAACAATGTTTGGGTAGCGTTGGGATCCAAGGAATGGCTAGGTTCTTGGCCAACAGTTCGTGGAACCGCCACTCCAAATACTCTTACACCCGGAGATACTTTTACAGTTAATTTAAATGGTCAGAGCGGCGTAACTTATACTGTTCCGACTGCGCCAGATAACACACTACAAAATTTAGTGGCTACAATCAACTCTCTTGAAATTGATTTCTTGAAAGCAAGAGTAGCAAATGGACGTTTAGAACTATTTTCTAGACAGACCTCTTCAACAATTGGTAATACAACTCCTAATCATTTAACAATTAGTGGAACTGGAAATATTCTATCTACTTTAGGTATTCCAGCAGGAACTTATTATCAGCCAGGGTTTGAATATGGCACTTCTTCACAACGCCCACTGTGGCAATCGGGACAAGTTTTTCCTCGTCCAACTGGCTCTGTTTGGATTAGAATTGGCGGTGGTTCAGCAGGATTAAATACTGTAGTTTCTGAATGGAATTCAGTAACTAGATCTTGGGTAAATCGTCCAACAACTTATGCCATTTCAGATATTCAAGCAATTAACCAACTTGATTCTGCCGGTGGCAAAAATATTCCTGCAGGAACAATTTATACCCAGTATAACTTTAATTATTCAGATTCAGCATCTTTGAATTCTAGCCCTTTGTATTACTGGAGAAGAATTGCTAACGGTCCAACTGTAGTAACCGGTACAGTAACTAATCCTAATTTTACAGGAAATACGTACCAATTAACAGTTCAGGTATCAATTCCAGGTAGTACAGCCACTCAGACTAGAACAGTAAATATGTCCGGTCTAACTAATGCAGCTAGTTTTGTTAACGCATGGAATTCGGCTGCTATTCCGTTTACTATTGCTAGTGTGACTTCAGACAATAGAATTAGGCTGACACATACTGAAGGCGGCGTAATAATTCTGAATGACTTTAATAACCAAGGCTTAAGTACTGGTTTCTTAAATGCTGCAGGATTTACGTTTGCTAATACTATTGGCGTTAAGGAAGGTCCTTCTCATATTGCTACATTTAATAACGTTCCGGCAACTTTAACTTCTGGATTAGGAACGGGTGCAACTTTTAATGTAAGTGCAGCATATGAAAAATATTACATTAGTATGGGTTTTCCTGTAACACAAGGGACAGGATATCAAGTAGGCGATACTATTACTATTGCTGGTACTTCATTGGGGGGTCTTTCACCTGCCAATGATCTGGTGCTAGTCGTAACTAAAATTGGGGTTGGAGGTGCTGTTTCTGGCGTTGGTATTAAAAGTGGTAAAGCAGCACCTATGTATACTGCAATTCTATCCAATTGGGTAGAGTTTGATATGGTAGCAAGCAAAAATTCTCCTGTTACTGCACCGAAAGATGGAACTAATTGGTTCTATTCAGTAGTAGATGAGGTTGATATCCTTGTTAATACTCCACTAGGTTGGAGAGGGTATCGTAATGTAGCTTATGATGCCAATGGTTTTCCTTTACCATCAGGCACAAACATGACAGATCCAAATGGCCCCATTATAAGTACAACTGCTCCTGTTACTCAAAGCAACGGACAGCCTCTTCAATATGGTGATCTTTGGATCGATACTAGCGACCTAGAAAACTACCCAGTAATCAATCGTTGGCAGCAGGTCGATGGTAAAGATCAATGGGTAAGACTTGTTAATGGTGATCGAACAAGCGAAAAAGGAATTGTATTTGCAGATGTTCGTTGGGGCAATAGTGGAAATATAGATCCAGCATCAGATAATATTCCTACTATTACTTCATTGTTAACAAGTGATTATATTGATCTAGATGCTCCATCAAGTGCGTTGTTCCCAGTTGGTATGCTAGTGTTTAATACCAGACGTTCTGGGTATAATGTAAAGAGATATATTAAAAACTATTTTAATTCAGAGCGCTTTGGTGGTGCTGGCCCACTTCCTGCTAAGCGGGACGCATGGGTATCAGTATCTGGTCTGAAATCAGATGGTTCGCCTAATATGGGTCGTAAAGCTCAAAGAGCAATGGTTGTTGCTGCAATGAAGGCTGCTATTGACAGCAATACTGCATTGCGCGACGAAGATAACTTCTTCAATTTGATTGCTGCACCCGGCTATCCTGAATTGCAGCCAAATATGATTGCTCTTAATAATGATAGAGGTCAAACTGCATTCATTATTGGTGATACTCCAATGAGATTGTCAGATAGTGTGACCGAAATTCAAGATTGGGCAACTAATGCAAAGGGAGCTACTTCAACTGGTGAAGAAGGTCTTGTAAATCGTGATCCATTCTTGGGTATATTTTATCCATCAGGGTTAACAAATGACCTAAATGGTAATAGTGTTGTTGTTCCGGCATCGCACATGATGATTAGAACCTTCTTACGTAATGATGACGTATCGTTTCCGTGGTTTGCACCAGCAGGAACAAGAAGGGGTATCATCGATAATGCTTCAGGTATTGGATATATCGATAAAGCAACCGGTGAGTTTCGTTCAATTAAAACAAGAGTCGGGGTAAGGGATGTTCTTTACAACAACCAAATTAACCCATTAGTGTTCTTCACAGGTAATGGTCTATTAAACTACGGTAACAAGACAAGCGCGAAAATTCAATCTTCACTTGATAGAATTAACGTAGCAAGGCTAGTAGCTTATCTAAGAAGACAGTTAACAATTGCATCAAGACCGTTCATATTTGAACCAAATGATGCATTAACAAGACAGGAAATAACAGGAGTAATCCAATCACTTCTAGCTGATCTAGTAGCTAAGAGAGGCATTTTTGACTATATAGTCGTGTGTGACGAGTCAAATAACACTCCTGCTAGAATTGATAGAAATGAGTTGTGGGTTGACGTTGCTGTAGAACCTGCTAAAGCAGTTGAATTTATCTATATTCCAATAAGATTGTTCAATACAGGAGAAATTAATAACCGTTAAGAACAGTCTAGTATTGTTTAAATAAGAAAAGGGCAGATTAATCTGCCCTTTTCCATATCCATTTTGTACTTCCACAATCCCAAATACGTAAATATCCTTCTTCTGTTCTTAATTGTTTTTCAGTTTTAGATTGGTCGTCATTTTTATTTTTTCTTAAAGAAAATCTATGTTTGCGTTCTAGTTCATTTTGGCGAAAATACCAATAATTAGGGGGAGTTTCGCTCATAAATTCAAACCCCAATTTTTGATATAATTTACCTTCGCTCCATCTATTATCTGAGTATGATATTATAAATTCCGGGCTATAATCATTTATAAATTTTTTTAAAAGTTTAGAGCCTCCTCCTATCACAGTATACCCTATTTTATTACAAAATCTGTTTAATTCCCATTGACGTATTTTTCTGGATATATTGTTTTTGCTAAATGTCATTACTGATACTAATATATCATTATAAAATAAACCATAACGGACATTACTTCTTCCTACTCCTTGAATATGATTATCTCTACAAAATTTACTGGCTTCTTTACTAGATATTTCCTTAATTACACATTTTCTGGCATAAATTTTATTTTGTGTTTTTCCTAATATATTTTCTAATCTACTTTTAACTATTTCTTGTTTGTTTTTCCATTCATCTTCAAAAATCCCTATATATCTTATTCCCTTTTGGTTTAGTTCTTTTCTTTTTATGTTATCTTTAAATTTATTTTGACCTATAGATTCTAATAAATTTTCACTGTGCCAATATAGTCCATTAAATTCAATAGCCATTTGATGAGAAGGTATAAAAATATCGATTTCTTTTTTATTGTCTAGCAACAATTTATAATTTTGTATGGAATCTGGAGCGAGTGTTTTTATAAATGTAAATAATTCATTTTCTCCTACACTTGTTTTATTTTGATTTCTAGGGAAACAAAAAGGGCATAATTTTTCTGTTATTCTACAATCATCCAAGTATTGTTTAGTGTAACTGAATTTGTTTTCACATTTTAAACATTTAAGTGTGGCAATGTTGTTTTTAATTTCTATTAATTCACAATTTGCAAGTAAGGCATTTTTTGTTAATTTTTTTAATGATATTTCTGATTTTATAGCATTAGTTTTCTTTGATGTTTCAGATATTTTTTGTTTAGCTTCGGGAGTATGTGTTTTTCCACGCATTACTTTGCCAAAATCATACTTATTTTTCTGTTTAGTTTCTACTGCTTTTTTTGCTCGTTTTTTTAATTCGTCTTTATTGTTTATGGCATATTCTTTAACAGATTTACTAATTTTTTCTTTAGTTTGTTCTGAATGGCTAACTTTTACTCTTTCTAATTCTCCGGTTTCATATTTACGTTCACGATTTTCAATAGCCTGTTTCATTTTTTCAGTAACGTTGATTTTTTTGTTTTTATTCCAGGGCGTTTTTCCTTTTAATTTTTCGCTTAATATAAGCTTATTTTCTTCTGACCATTTATTACCGTAATTGGGATTATTCTTACCTGAACGATTGGCGGAAAGTTTTGCTCGGTATTCAGGGCAAGTTAGAGAATCTTCTCCGTAAAGTAATTTATACTCTTTAGTAGTCATATTATGTGTTTTTAAATGACTGTTAGTAATTTGTGTTTTCATTATTTTATTGCATATTTTGCATTGTACTGGCATTGAATAGACATTCCCGTTAAACTATATAAAACTATTTAGTTAACAGGAATGTTTTTATTTTTATTATTAGTAATAGTCATAGTTATTTTTTTAAATTAATGATAAATAAAATTATAAGGAGAATACACTATGGCAACAGCCTCACAATCATTATTTAATATGACCGTTGCCACTGACAATGCCAGTGGTAACCAGGGACTATTGATGCCCAAACTACAATTTCGTTTTAGAATTAACTTCTTAAATTTTGGGGTAGATGTCAACGGTGGCTTACAGCTAACTAAGCAAGTAATAGATTGCTCTCGCCCGAATCTATCTTTTGAAGATGTTACTCTAAACGTTTATAACTCAAGAATTTATCTAGCCGGTAAGCATACTTGGAACCCCATTTCAGTCAATATTCGTGATGATGCTGCTGGAACAGTTTCAAGAGCAATTGGTCAACAACTTCAGAAGCAAGTTGACATGGTTGAACAAGCAAGTGCTGCTACAGGGCAAGATTATAAATTCCAAACCAATATTGAAATATTAGATGGTGGTAATGGACAGCTTGCACCAAATATTCTTGAAACATGGGAACTTTATGGTTGCTACATTCAGTCTGCAAGCTATAACCAGTTGAACTACGGTTCAAGTGAACCGGTTACTATCTCACTAAATATTCGTTATGACAATGCTATCCAGGCACCACTAACTAGCGGTATAGGACAGCTTGTTGGAAGGGCGTTTGGCGGTCAGTCTACTACAGGTATTGGATCAAACATTAGAATCTAATTTATTGTAATATAAATATGTTAGGCAATTTTGGTCAAAGTGTATTAAACGGGGCTGCCGGACAATTGTTCGGCAACCCCTTTTTGCGTGATTATCAGCATGCCTCTAAAATATTTAGAGTTAATGCTTATGAAAACGCTCCTAAATTCAAGTTTTTATTTCATACTTATTTTGAAATAAATCCTCAAGCATATGATGAAAGAATTAATTTTGGTATATTGGTAAAACAAGTAAAACTTCCGTCATTTAATCTTACTACTCATCAAATGAACCAATACAACAGAAAACGTATTGTTCAGACTAAAATTAAATATGATCCAATTGATATTATTTTCCACGATGATAATAGTAATAATGTTACTAAAATGTGGGAAGCTTATTATAGATATTATTATAATGATGGTTCTAAACCTGTTAATGTTCTAAGAGCCGAACAAGCATCAAGTAAAAATGAGTTTTTTGACGGTAATTATCCTGAAGGTGTTTCTAATTTTAATACTAGAGATATATATGATGCTCCTGCTAATGCCAGATATGACTGGGGTCTTTCCGGTGGGCAAAACCCAGATCCTAGTGGGTTATTTACTGGTATAAAAGTACCATTTTTTAAAAGCATTACGGTTTACGGATTTAATCAACATAATTTTATAGCATATACTCTGATTAATCCCATGATAACAAGCTTCTCTCACGACACTTATAATTATGATAGCGGCAACGGCACCATGGAGAATAGAATGACCATTGATTATGAAACCGTGGTCTATCGTTCAGGTGCGTTAGATGGAAGGGATCCTTCAACAATTGTTTCAGGATTTGCATTACCGCAAAATTATGATACCACCCCTAGTCCTAATATTTTGGCCGGGGCAAACGGTCTGATAATTGGGCAAGGGGGATTAAAAGATGCAGCAGGCGGGTTTATTGGTGCACTAAAAAGAGGCAACATCAGAGGAGCTATACAAATAGGTGAAGCAGCTATTAATCAAATGAACCAAAATTCTGAAAGATTAATGAACTCTAGAAATTTAACACCGGCTACAGGATTTGCCTTGGCAGGTGCATTAATAACCGCATTAACAAATAGACCATCAAATAGAAACGTTCCATTTTCTCCGCCTACATCTTTTTCAACACCGGGTCTTACTGGTTTATCAGGGTCTCCTACAATTGGGGGAGTAACTAATCCTCCTGTTCCTAACGCTATCCCTACAGCAGGCGTTCAGCATGTAGATGATGGGGTGCAAGTAGGATTTCCGATAGAAAAACCGTTTAATGCAGAAAACACTGTTAACACAAATTAATAAAGCATAAATAGTATTATGTCTATGTTTTCTGTTAATAAATCTAATCAAACTATTCAAATTATTGATAAGTTTTACAATGAATCAATGGTGATTGATCCCTCACAATGGGAAATTGTGTATTCTTTTTTTGTTAAAAATTCCCCTAATAGACAAGTAGCTGAAACTTTTACTTCATTATTGTTTAATATTGCACAAAAAGGTCAATTTAACGTATTGGATTTATTAGCTTCTATTAAAAGTGTTAATAATAGATTACAAATGAATCAATTAATTTGTTTTTACCTCAATTCTTTTAGATCCAAAACAGCACTATACGGAGTGGGTGTAATTCCTGTGCCCAATGAACCTGCGCAGCGTAATGTGGTATTATAATGACTAAATTTGCTCAGGGCATTTTTATTCCTAAAAATCCAGAGAAATATATAGGAAAGCATAAGCCTAAATATCGCAGTTCTTGGGAATTGGTTTTTATGAATTTTTGCGATTCAAATAAAAACATAATATACTGGGCAAGCGAACCATTAAAAATACCTTATAAACATCCGGTTACTGGTAAACAAACAATATATGTTCCCGATTTTTTTGTAGTTTATGATAATAAATTTGGTAAAAGAATAGCAGAAGTTATAGAAATAAAGCCTAAAAAACAAAGCATTGTTGAAAGCAAAGTATCTAGTGCAAAAAATCGTTTAGTAGTAGCTATAAATCACGCTAAGTGGGAGGCAGCTACAAAATATTGTAAAAGAAACGGGTTTGTTTTTAGGGTAATAACTGAAGATCAAATTTTTTATAGCGGAAAAAAATAAATATTATATTGAAACAGGGGTATTAAAATTATATGAGAACGTGGATAAAAAAAATACTTGGAATATTTGGTAGAAATACGGTGGCTAAACCTGTAGAAATTGTTTCTAATGGGGAAACAATTGATAGTTTGCCTTCTGTAACAGAGGAAAATTCTGAACAAGAAACAAAAACAGAGACAATTTCGTCATCAGAAGTTATCACAACTTTATCACCAGAAGTTGTATCATCAACAGATATTATGAATAAAACTATTTTTTTTGATTATCTTAGAAACACATTATTTCCTAAGAGGCTTAAACCAAATCAAGTTAAAGGTATAGAAGCTATATTAGATGTAATGTCCGGTAGTCCTACAAGTTGGATAGCATATGCTTTAGCCACAGCATATCACGAAACTAACAAAAACATGAAACCAAACACTGAAAATTTAAATTATAGTGTGCAAGGATTGCTCAATACTTTTGGACGCCATCGTATTAGTGTTGAAGATGCACAAAGATTAGGCAGAAAACCCGGCGAAGGTCCTTTACCCGTAGAAAGACAAAAGGCCATTGCTAACATAATATATGGCGGGGAATGGGGTAGAATAAATTTAGGAAATATTCATCCAAATGACGGGTGGACTTATAGAGGGCGCGGAATGGATCATTGTACTGGGCGTGCTAATTATCAACGAACAGGCAATGATATAGGTGTTGATTTGATTAATAACCCAGAAGCATTATTAGTTTTGGATAATGCAGTTAAGGCACTTTATACAGGAATGCTTAATGGAAGATATGCAGGAGATAATAGGGGCAGACATACTTTTGCTAGACACTTGCCATCTGAGGGAAATGCCAATAGACAACAATTTAGAAATGCTCGTAAAATAATTAATGGAACGGATAAAAATGAAATTATAGCAGATTACGCATTAATATTTCAAGAGGCATTAAATAAGTCTGGATATAAAAATTAATCAAGAGAGTTTCTAATGACCAAGAAATTAAAAGAATTATTTCAACTTCCTGAAAACTTAGACGAGACAAATGAAACTGCTATCCAACTTAAAGAAGACACAAGCGAAGTTTCGGAAGACGCCTTTAAAACTTTAGAAAAAATAGATAGAGCATTGCCCCTAGTTAAAGGTTTAGAAAGCGCTGACCGAGAGCTTGATGAATTAGCTAAAATGGCAATTGACAGTTACAAAGAACTAATGGAACTTGGCATGAATGTAGAGCCAAAACACGGCCCTGAAATTTTTAATAGTGCTAGCAACATGTTGGGTCATGCTATTGCTTCTAAAACAGTTAAGATTAATAAGAAACTTAAAATGATCGACCAACAGCTTAAAAAACTACAAATTGAAGCTAAACTTTTAGAAAAGACACAAACAATTGAAAATACGCCCATAGGTGAGGGCAAAGCATTAGATAGAAATGAATTATTAAAAATGTTAAATAACAAAAATAATCCAGATCAGTCATAAAACTAAAATATTCACAATAATGATAAATACTCTTATACATTAGAGGTTATATTTAATGAAGAGCCTAAAATATTATATCGTTGAGTCTATTCACACTTATAACTATAAAATTAAAATAGCCGGTGATATTGACGAAACGAAATTGCAATTATTAAAATATAATTTACAAAAATTTAGCCCTGTAAAAATTGAGGGACCAAAATCCACACCAATACAAAAGAAACCAGAAGGGTTTTATGGTGTAAAAAACGAAAGAGTAAATATTATTGATATAGAGTGTCGGTACCCTGTAATTGAGCCATATGTTACACAAATAGCTCAGCTTCTTGGCATTGACCCAAATCGGGTTAAAATGATAGGTACCGATTATTCAAATAGTTTGGATAAAGAGGCAGAAGCATACGCAGAGCAAGAATCACATAGTCCTCTTTTAAATCATACTGAACTTGAAGAACAACCGGGTGCCAAAGAGGCAAGTAAGCAGTATGCTAACAGTTACTTAGAATATATAAAAAAACAACATGAAGAAGATAAAATGGAAATGGTTTTTGCTAATAAAACCCCAAAAATTGACTTTGACCCATTCAAGCCAGAGACTCTTCATAAATCTATGGGAAAAAATAGCCCCATGACCAAAATTAATTTACCCAAAAGGCCAAAAACAGGAAGAACAGGATCTTAAATCATGAAAGATATTATTAAAAAATTACGTGATATTGAAAGCTATCCGGGAAATCCAAATAGAGTTAACAAAAAAATTCTTAAAGAAGAGAAAACGGCTGGGTCAAAAAAAAATTCTAAATCTTCTTCTTTTAAAGAAATTTTTGAAAATATAAGTAACCTGAAACCTATTCCGGTAGTAAAACAAGCTGGTAATAATAACCAGCAACAAGCAGCGGCATTTCTTGATATTGATGATAATAGTCCGGCAGCTAAAGCAATACAAAATGCGGTTCAAGATTTAGCAAAACAAAATAAAGCACAGATTGTTGTTCCAACTAGCTTGACAGATGCTCCAAATAATATTTCAGCTCAAGGAATGCAGGCAGTTAATCAAAATAATCAAAATCAAAATCAGCAACCTCTTCGTGAAACAGAACTAGAGCACATTTATGTTGGTGCTAAGGTTTATCCTGAATGGGACCAAACTGGTGAACCACTTGAAATAGTTGAAATTATAGATGATACCTTGGTATTAGTAAAAAATAAATTTGGTAAAACAACTAAAATGCATATTGATGATTTAGTATCTGCCGAAGAAGATGAAATTACAGAAGAAAAAACTTTCCAAAAAATCCATAAAAATAAAATGAAAGAAGGTGCCAAAGTTGATCGTATGGTCAAGCATATCATGAAATCAGAAAGAAAAACAGGAAAATCAAAAGAAGAAGCCGAAAATATTGCATGGGCAACAGTTAATAAGCGAGGAATGCTTAACAATAAAAATAAGAAAAAAGATGTTAAAGAAGGCATTAAGGAAAAAATTAAAGGTTCCCTACGTAGAGAATTTAAAAAAGACGTTCCGTTTGTTCAGACAAGAAAAGATTATGCATGGAATAAGGCGGGCGAAGCTTTTTTGAAAGGTGATAAAAAGACCGGTGATAGATATTTACGCTGGCATGATAAGCAAGAAATGAAGGAATCAGTAATGAGAAGTAATCCAAAGATTAGTGCAGCCAGACATGAGGGTAAAACACATGGCCTTCGCGGCAACCCTTATCATGGAACTGATTATGAAGATTTAGAAGAACGAACGGCCTATCATCAAGGCTACAAAGAAGGGCTGGATGAACGCTATATGGGTGAAGATATGTCAACCTCAGTTCCGACACATTCTCCATTAACACATACCACTTTAACAACGGAGAGTGAATATAGTAATGAGGCAGCTGAGCTTGAGTCAATAGGTGAACAAATTATGTTGTTGGCACACAAAGCCATGAGAGTTGTTCGCGGAACCTCACAAGAAGAAGTTGCGGAAAAAAATTGGTATGCTGATATAATGGGTGCAATATCTAGCGAACACGGGCGACCCGGTTCAAGTATGGTTACGCTCATGGATAGTGTAATGGCACTTCAATCAGGCGATGTGAATGAAGAATATTTAAGTGAAAACCAATCCGACATGGATTTTGTTAAAACTAAAATGATAGATTTCTTGATTGATGCAAAAAATGAAGAACAAAAAAATTTAGATAATGACTTTTATGATAATAACGAGGTAGTTGATGTTTTAGAAGAGGCAGTTGCAAAACTACAAGATCCTGATTTTATTCCAACCGCCGAGTGGATAGAACAGCTAGGCAATGAACTTTATTCTACGACAACGGGAGACACAGACCTTTCAGATCGGGTGGAGCAGGAACTTAACGAAATTCTTAATTCTGTAAATGAAGGTAATGCTTTTACTGGCAGACTGGCCAAAGCAAGAGAAATGGGGGCCAAGAAATTTGATTTAGATGGTGATGGAAAGTTAGAACCAGTAACTGAATATGATGAGATGTTTGAAAGTTGGGATAAACAGCTTAAACAACTTATCAATGAAGGTATTAGTATTTCTGTAAACAAAGGCACTGATTTAGGTCCTGATGCAGTAACTATTACTGCAACAGATCATGATGCTGATGAGTTGTTGAGTTTAATTAAGAATTCTGGTTTAAGTTTATTTGGTGACGAACCGGTAACGTCGCTACCGACATCAGAACCTGCAACAGGAACAGAAATAGAAGTAATTGATGGTTCGGATTCTATGCTTGGACTTATGCAAAAATTATCAGGCATAGAAGCATCTAACGGCGAAGACTATGAAGATGAATATTCTTCTTATAAAGATAATGAAGAAAAAATGATCGGAGCAGATTGGGGTTTTGGAACAAGTAATTACCCCAATAGTGAAAATCCTGAACAGGAATTTAAAGATGATGAAGAAATCGATTCCTGCGAGTCTGATAATGATGATGAAGAAGAAAATTCAAATAAAAATTCGAAAACTTGCACAGAATGCGGTGAAATGATGGAAGAAGAACATTCTTGCGAGCCAAAAGAAAAAGTAAAAGAAAACATTAACTTTGTTGAATTATTAAGAAAACTCGATAATTTAGCAGAAGGAGAAGAATTAGATAGCGAAGGTAACTTGCTGTCATCGGAATCCTTTGACGATTTTAAAGAAAAAGTTAAAACAAGCGACGATCCTTTTGAAATTGTTAATGACGGCCTAAAGGGTTTCTATGGTGACGAAGTTTTAGAAAAACTTCAGCAATATGAAGATGAAATAATTCAAGACAGCAACGGAACTCTTCACCCTGATGACGACCATGAAGAAATTGTTAATCGCATAGTTGAAAAACTAAATGAACCTGAAGAAGAAATGCATACAGATATAGATAATATAGATTCAGATGAAGATTTTGATAGTGAAGAACTTAAAGAATGGGCTAACAAAGCAGGTAAAAGAGGAACGGAACATGCTTTTGTCCAAGATATAGAATTTATGACACAGACCATTGCAGGGGGAATTAATAAGCCTAAGGCTACTGGACAAACAACCACTCCTGTAATTGCAAATCAAGCAGAAAGGCAACGTTCCATTAGTGAAGAAACAATTGAAGAGTTGTTAAAATTGTCTGGTATTAAAAAATAATAAAATTTTTCAACAATTAAAAATTAAAACAGGGCCTCAGGCCCTGTTTTAATATATATTTTGATAAATATGATTAGATAACTTAGTTGTTGAAAGGAGTTGACTCTGGCACAGAAAATTATAAATTTCGGGTCTTTTCCAAATGATCCCTCGGCAGATCAAATCCGTGAAGCATTTATTAAAATTCAAGATAACTTTACGGAGTTATACTCTGATGTTCAAAATAAAGGTGTTCGTTCTTTAAATAGAACACCCGGAGAAGGAATTACAGTAAGTGCTACTACCGGCGATGTTATTGCAACTGCAAACATTGCTCAGGTAAGAATAATTAGTAATACTTTAGTAGTTTCTGCCGGCACCGGCGTCCCCGGATCATTGGCAGTTATCCGTAATGGCAGTGTGCCTATTGTTATCAATATCCCAGAAACTCTTTCCAATATTAGTAATATAAATTTGAGTAATAATCTCACTGCCAACACACTATCTGTAAATAATTCAATTTCCGGCAGTAATGCCAATTTTACTGGAACTGTAACATTAAATACAGTAACTGCTCAAAATGCAAATGTATCATTATTAACAATAACTGGGTCATTAAGTGCTAATAATTTACAGGCGTCGTCTGCAAATATTAATACGTTAAATGCATCTAATATAGCAGTTGCCGGAAATGTTTCTGCTAATTTTTTTATAGGCAATGGAAGTCAATTAACTGGAGTAATTGCTTCTCCAGGACCAACTATATTAAATGGTAGTAGTAACGTAAACATACCAACAGCCAACGGTAATATAACAGCTTCGGTTAATGGGAATTTAATAGCTAATATTACTCAAACTGGTATAGTAGTGACGGGCAATGTAGTTGCCAATCGTTTTAATGGTATTTTAGCCAACGGCGGAACTAGTAACGTAAACATAACGGGTGCGGGGGGCAATATTAATATATCAGTAGCAGGAACTTCTAGAATCATAGCTACCGCCGATGGTGCCAACATTAATGGAAACTTAGATGTATCAGGTAATACTACATTAACCAATTTAACTGTAAATACTATATTCTCTACTGGTAATGTCACTGCAAATAGAATAATTTTAACAAATACCACAGATCCGTCGTTAGTGGTATCTTCAAATGCTCAGATAGCTAATTTGAATGCATCATTGTTACAAGGGTATAGTGTTGATGCTAATGCTGCCACACCGGGAACTATTGTTGCCAGAAATAATAATGGCAATATTGTAGTTAATGGTATATCAGGAAACGGCGCAGGATTAACTAATATACTTGGTAACAATGTTATCGGACCAGTTAATCAATCAAATACCGCAAATACAGTTACTGGAAATAATCAACCAAATATTACAAGTGTAGGTACATTAACCGGGTTAACAGTTCAAGGGAATGTATCTTTGACCGGTCATACTATAAATCTAGGACAAGTTGCGAATTTGAGAATATTAGGCGGGGCACCAGGAAAGGTACTTGCAACTGACGGAAATGGGGTGTTATCCTGGCAATCAGCCGCAGCCGCAAGTACCGCAATTACTGTTATAGGGAATGATCAGCCAAATATTACAAGTGTGGGAACTTTAACTTCATTAAACGTTTCGGGTAATATTTCTGCTGGAAATATCAATGCAAATTCGGGGACAATTTCGGCTGCATCTTTAGTAGGTACATTACTAACTAATGCTCAACCAAACATTACAAGTTTGGGAAATTTAGGTAACCTAACTGTAACCAATAACGTTAACATGAGTGCAGCCATGGTTGATTTGGGTGACCTTACAACTCTCAAAATTTTAGGAGGTCTTCCAAACCAAGTTATTAAAACCGATGGTGCTGGAAATTTATTCTGGACTACGGTCGGTAAAGCAGAAAATGTTATTTATGTATCCAAGAGTGGTAATGACAGTAATCCTGGAAATTCATTGGACAATGCTAAATTAACTATTAAAGCAGCGGTAGCGTTAGCAACACCAGGCACAGTTATTTTTGTCAAAGCGGGAGATTATACTGAAGATAACCCAATTAGTGTTCCGGAAAGAGTTTCTATAATAGGTGATAATTTGCGTTCTGTCACGGTCAGGCCGGCAAACCCTACTCAAGATATTTTTCATGTAAGAAACGGGGTTTACTTGTATGGCATGACTTTCAGAGACCATTTATCTCCGGCAGCAGCCGTAGCCTTTCCTTCTGGAGGTGCAGGGAACATCTTTACTAGCCCTTATGTTCAGGGCTGTAGTTCGATTACTACCACAGGATGTGGCATGAGGGTAGATGGTAATTTGGCCGGTGGCCTAAAATCAATGGTTACGGATAGCTATACACAATTTAACCAAGGTGGGATAGGTATTCATATTATTAATGAAGGGTATGCACAGCTTGTTAGTATTTTTACAATTTGTTGTTCAATTGGAGTATTATGCGAAACAGGGGGGCAATGTTCTATAGCCAATAGTAATAATGCTTTTGGTGATTATGGCCTTGTGGCAGACGGAGTATCTTCCCCTAAATATACTGGATTTGTTGATTCATTCATAAATGGTCAAGTAGTGGTCAGTGGATTATCCCAACGCCCAGCAGTAAATGATGCATTTCGCTTTGCGGGCGATACTAATTGGTACACAGTGCGCGAAGCTACGCCATTAGTAGGAGGAGTAAGCATTATTAAGTTTAGTCAGCCTCCAGGAAATACTCCTGCCAACGGTACTGTTGTAATATTCCATCAACCTAGTTTAATTAGTGCTTCAGGTCAAACTTTTGAATATGTGGGTTCAGGTACTAATTTATTAACAGCTACACCCAGACTTGGCGGTGTTCCAATACAAGAAAACGAAGTTAGGGCATTAAATGGAGGTATTGTCAATTGGACCAGTACCGACCATTATGGTGATTTTAGAATTGGACCTGGCTTGGTAATTGAAAAAGAAGCAGGTACAATTTCAGGACAAACTTTTGAAAGAGGACTGTTTGCGGTCTTAACACCGTATATACTTGCATTGGAAGGCGGAAATTAAAAAATAAATATATTATAAAAGGATATATCAATGGCGTCACCTATTAATACTTTTAAGTCATTAGCAATAGAAGTTACGACAACACCAAATATTTTTTATACTGCACCTGTTGATACCACTACAATTGTTTTATTAGCGCAAGCAACCAATGTAGGTAATTCTGATGCCGAAATAACATTTTATACACGTAAAAATAATGTGAATACTGAATTAGTAAAAAATTTTGTAATTCCAGTTAAAGATGCAGCAAGTTTGCTTCAAGGTAAATTGGTTATAGAACCTGGTTCCTCAGTTGGTGTAGTAGGAACAGCAAATAATGTTCTTAAATTAACATTAAGTATTTTAGAGACGAGATAAACTATGGCAAAATTGATTAGCGGGAAAGTTAAAAAAACTAATTCAATAAATGCAGATCCAAATAGATATAATTGGCTTAACTTAGAAAACGCAGAGCCCGATTTAGGCGTGCCCACAGTCGGCGGAAGTTTTTTTACATCGGACTCTAATGGCCAAAGAATTTGGTCAAATACTATTGTAGTAACAGGAAATGTTGCCAATATAAACAATTTAAATGTAAATAATAATACACAATTTTTTGGAATAGTTGATTTAGGATCGGTAAATAATATAAGAATTGGGGGAGGCAATACCGGGCAAATATTAATTTCTGGCCCCAATAACACAGTAACTTGGCAAAACCTCACAATTTCTACCATTACAAATGGTAGTTCTAATGTAACTATAGCTAATACTAATGGTAATGTAGTTGCTCATGTAAATGGAAATTCAATTCTAACTATAAATTCCCAAGGATTAGTATTAACTTCCGGAGGAAATATTAACAATGCAAATGTTATTACAGCAAATACATTTACTGGTTCTTTTCAGGGAAACGGAAGTTTAATAACTAATTTAAACGCTGATAATTTAACAACAGGAATTGTTTCTCCTTCAAGATTAGGAACTGGTACAGCAAATGATCAAACATTCTTACGAGGAGACGGTTCTTGGCAACCAGGACCGCTAGGATATACAGGATCTCAAGGTTTTACTGGTTCTCAAGGAATTCAAGGACCACCCGGGCCAACTGGATCTAGAGGTTTTACAGGATCATTTGGTAATCAAACCACTTTTTCTGGCGGCTCAACTCTTAAAAATGATATCACCACAAGAACTGATTCAGGTTTTTGGCAAACAGATAGCGGAACAACATCAGGGGGTTGGCCTTTAAATGATGGTTCATCGCAACATCTTCTTGCGGTAACTCATGATAATAATACAAATTATTACTCAATGCAATTTGCATCATCGTTTTTTGAACAGGGTTTATTTTATAGAGCTACCAATGATGTAGGAACTCAGCCATGGAGCCGTGTTGCTTTATATAATAATGTTTTTTCAGGTATTCTTTACGGAACTGAATTTAGAGATAGCAATAATACCGCTTATTACATCGATCCTGATAATACAGGAATTGCAGCAAGATTTGCTGGAACAATTAGACTTGATAACAACAGAGGTTTCCAGATAAACAATGC